AATGCACACCTTCAGGCAATTCCAGATCGGCTACTGCCAATGTGAAAGCGTTTTTGTGCATGATGATGTTTTGTGGAGACACAACACCTGTTTTGTTGAACTGGGTCACAGCGGCAGAAGCAGAAGTAGTCGGGATAGACACGTTCTGGAACTGGCCAGCAGTAATCACAGCAGGAGACACAACCACAGAGCCAGAAGCACCAGAAGCAATAGCAACAGTTGACTTAACAACAAAGTTACGCAGGCGGTTAGTGCCGTAAGCAGCGCGGTTTTGTGGGTTAACAGCAAACACGCCATCAATAGTGATAACGTCACCAGCGTTCAGGTTCAATGTACCTGAGTTGGCAGCAGTCAAAGTGATAGTGGAGCTAGATGCCCAACCGCTGGTCAAGAAACCAGTAGCTGTGGTAGTAGCAACAGAAGCGGTCACGGTAGTGGTGCTGTTATTGCCAAACACTTGAGACACAACGTTCTGGTCCATTTTCCACTTCATACCAGCGCTGTCAGTACCCATCATGCCCTTCTCGTATTGCTCGCTAATTTTTTGGTTAGGAGCAAACAAACCTTTCAAGCTGTCAACAATAGTTGCAGATGTGAAGGGTTCAACGATACATGAGCGGCGGCCATCACGTGGTGCGCCTTCGCTGTCAAGATAAGCGCCAGCAGTCAGGTATGTGATCAAACCTGTGGGTGGTGTACCAGCAGTACCAACGATGTTGGCAGTTTGCAGGGTAGCCATAGACAAACCGTCACGGTCAATCTTGTTGGCAATAGCTGCAATTGCGGGCTTCAACACACGGTCAGAGAACATATCCAAGCTCAGAGCCAAGTCTTGAGTCGTGAATTGTGTATCAACGTGGAACTGGGTTGACAGGGTAACTGGAACGCTAGTCTCGTTGAAGTCTTCAACGTTCAGAGCAGGGCCAGTTGTACCGATGAAACGACCAGGGCGGCGAACGTTAACGGTTGCGCCGATTTTTGCGCCAGTAACGGCGAATTGGTCATCATAGTTGCGGTCAACTTCAGATGTGAAGGTCAGTTCGTTTTCCAAGACCATCAACGCTTCGTTGGTGATCTTGCTAATGGTTAAGAGATTATTTGCCATTTTTTGCTTTCAAAAAGATTAGGTTTACCGAATTTTCCCCGCTCTGCGTAGCTCTTTCCACTGTGCTGCTGTACCAAAAAAGACCCCATTGGAATCTAATGGAACATCAGGTGTGTTCTTGCCGCCGCGAATCGGTTGAATCGGTGCTGGTGCTTTACTTCTAACAATCGGGGCTGTCTTCTCAGGTTCTGCTTTTGTTTCGAACCGAGCTTCCAACCTCCCAATCTCTCGCAACGCTGCTTTTGGCGGCAATCCAGCAATACGTTTTGCAATGTCATCGTTTTCAGCTAGGTGATACAGGATTTGTGGCCCTACATCACTCTCCAGAATGGCATCACGAATATCGTCATTAACGACCACATCGCTCGATGCAACAATGTCATCAAAATCTGGCAAGTTCGCTTTAGCTTCTTCGACCTTCTTAGCCCAAGTCTGAATGACTTTTTGCTGTTGTTCGGCCTGTTTAGCTTGCGCTTCTTGCTGTTTCATTTCAGCAATTCGTTTGTCTGCTGTGTACTCTGCTAGAGCTTCTGCATATTCAAACGCATCACTGAACTGGCTAGGTTGCGGCTTTTCGTCAACAGGATTAGCCCTTTGTGGCTGACCTTGCTGCTCTAAAGCTGCCAAACGCTGTTCCAGAGCTTGCCTTGCTTGACGTTCTTGTTGCGCTTCTTTACGCGCTTCTTCACGTTGCTTAGTAATCTCAGAAAAACGTCGTTCAAGTTTAGGATTTTGCTTGCGCTCACCCTCTTGTTTTGCTTCGGCTTCTGCTTCTTCAGGTTCACTCTGTTCAACCGCTTCGACAGGCTCCGAGGATTCCTCGGCCACTGGCTCTGCTGGTGATTCAGCTAAACCTAATCTATTTGCATAAAATTCCGCTGCGTTGTCGCTAGTCAAAACTTGACTTGCTTCTTTTTCAGACATTACGTGTCCCTACGAATTTACCCTGTGTACCTCACAGGTAAGGTTGTGGTTAATCTACCACAGAATCAATTAAAAATCAATTACTGAGCATCATTTAATTGTTTAAGAATTGCATCCATAGCGCCTTTTTTGCCCAATGAGGCTTTCAGCTTGGCGTACTTTGGATGATTCCTAACTCTTTCAAACTGCTCGTCTTTTGGCTTATCTTTTGGCTTATCTTTTTTTAAGATACCTTTTTTTTCCATAAATTCACGGTCAAAAGATTCTTTGTTTTCGCTTGTTACGGTTGCCATTACACTGCCCTTTCAGTTGTTTCTGCACTTGCATTACGCAATGCTGTTTTATCCATTGTTGCCAATAATAAGGCAATCTCTGCCTTCATACGCTCAATTTCAATCTGAGTCTGTGTTTTCAGCACTGTTTCTTGCGCTTGACCATCAACCTTCATCTTCATGTTGGCGTGGTCGTGTGCGTCTTGCAGCTCCATTTGTTGAGCGCGGTTTGTCTCTTTAATCACTACGCGCTTAGTCTCAGCATCTTGACGAACCTGCTCAATGTCTTGACGTTGTTTAATCATCATTTCCATTGCCTGCATCTGCTGCGTCATTTGCTTGATCTGCTCATCAGCTTGCTTGATCTTCATCTGTGCCAATGGCGGTATATCGTCATTCTTCTCAATCTGAGCCAATGGATTAGTTGCGGCCAAGCGGTCAGCAATAACGTCAGCGCCAGGCCAATCCATGTTGCGGAAGATCAAGTCGCCTGCGGTACGCATCAAGTTAGGGTCAGCAGATAGCAATGGCAGCATTGAATCCACAGCCTCTTGGCGCTTACTGTTGTAGCCTGGGCCTGTGTCCATTACCACATCATATTGACCAACTGTTACATCATTAAGAACACGGCCTACAGCGTCACGCTGGTTGATTGTCAGCAATTCAGGCTTACCATCATCACCAATGATCCGCATCACCCGTTCCGTGTCATAGATTTTAGGAATTAGGTCAAGACAGATTGCGCCAATATGGGAAATTGAGCGCGTCAAGTTGTCGTAATAGTCGTAGTTTGTCAGGTCAACTTGTTGCTGCTGGCCATTCAAAGCCTTGCCAGAAATGTTGCCTTGCCCTAACTGTGCAGGGTCAAACACACCCATGATGGCTTTAATGTCATTGTCCACACCCACAGCAGCGGCCATGATGCCAGCTTGCGGTGGCTCTGGTTGCAGGCGCTGTGGAGGCGGCGCGGGACGGCCATCAATGTCTGACTGTTTATAACGCAACAGCGGGAATGACTTAACGTTTGCCTGCGCCCAATCGCTTTCATGGCCTTCGTCTTGACCTTCTGCAATCAGCCACTTGGCCTTTGGAGCCAATGCAACGCCTTCTGTGATTGAAGTCTGCCAGAAGTTATACATACGCTGTGGGTCTTTAGCGTAGCGAATCATGCCAAATTTGTGGCGCTTGTCACCCACAACCAAATGACGACCATAAACAGGAACAATTGGGATGTATTTGCCAGCCCATGTGCCTTCTTCAATGATTTCGTTGGCAGTCAGCTTGCAATATTTGATTGACTTCTTAAAACTTGGGCGCTTGTCCACCACCACAATGCCAGCCATAGCTAGTCGAGCAAAGAAATCTTTGTCTTCCGCAAATGTAGAAGAACCATCGCTCAACTGATACAACGTAGCCTTCTCACGCACTGTGTAGAAGTATTCAGCAAGGCGAATATCCTCTTTGGTAATCCACTCAGACTGACTATCGCCTGTGCCGCGCTGCGTAAATGAAGTGCCGCCATCAACTGCTGCATCTGGATATAGCTTGCTAAATGCCTTCTTTGGCATCATTGTTGTAATTAAACAACGGTCTGCATCTGAGCCATCGGGCGCTACAGAATTAGGGTCAAAGTAAACGGTAAACGGGTTGTCGATTGGGTCAATTGAGATTTCTTGTTCAAAAGAATCCTCTGACACATAGTCAGTACTAACCCTAATGTAGCCCCAACCCATGCGAACAGCGTACTCAAACGCATTGTCGTAGGCGTGTTCAGCATTGGATTTGACTTCAATGTGGCGAATGATGCCCTGAATCACATTGGCTTCAACCATGTCTTGCTGCGTGTTCGTAGCATGAACTTTGATGCGCGGACGTTGCTGGCGCTGCTGGTTACAGACTTGGCGGCAATAGTTGTCCACCTTGTTAACGGTAATGACAGGGCGGCTTTCTAGGTTGCGTGAGTTTTGCAACTCCACAGGCCATTGGTCGCCACCACCAAACTTGAGGTCTTCAAGCGCGTTTTGACGGTTCATCGTGTCGGCTTCGTTAGCCAACTTCAGAAACTCTACCGCTTCTTGAATTCTTGGGTCGTAATCATCTGCCATATATGTCCTAACAAGTATGTTTATTGTAGATTATCCCATCCAAGAATGGGAATTGCCATAGTATTGTGATGGTTTGGGCGATCTGCGTTG